CTAACGCTGACAAGGCTCGTGCTGTAGCTGAGAGCATACGCAAGATGCTTAACGACGAACACATCAATGAGCAAGCAGACGCACGTTACTTTGTTGAGCGTGGGCGTCAGGAAGCGAGACAAACATGAACACCCAACATATTAAACAACCACAAGCGGAGACTGTTATGTCAGACTACATCAAAGGCTTTGACGCTGGATATTCCTATGTCTTGAATGAGGTAGAACAACACGCCAAAAATTATAAGGAAAAAGAAATTTGTTTTGCGTTTTTGGAGTTGCTTCAACATCTAAAAATGGAAGGCAAACTAGATGACGCGCCAAATAAGTCCTGAAGGGCGCATGAGCGACTTTCACCCCTTAGTTGGGGTGATATGGCGCAGTCGTAATGAGGAGCCGCCAGAGGAGGTTTTTGACCGCCTGCCTAAGTGGATGCAGGTTGAGCCACTTAACGTGGACAACGCAATTGATTTGCGTCGTGTTATGCCTCAAGTTTTTGAAACCTTGAGTGAGCGTGAGCAAAAGTTTCTTTGGTACAGATTTTGGGCTGACTTAACTCTTGAGGGAATTGGAAAAATTTTGGGGGTGACACGAGAGCGAGTTCGTCAAATTGAGGCGAAAGTTTTGCGCAAGTTCATGCACCCCTCACGCAGTGACTTGCTTCGACCATTTATAGATTTATGCCCTGTCCATGAGCGAAGGATAAGGGACGCTCACAAGTCAGCAAAAGAGTTCCGTAAAAAATACATGGAAGAGATGGAGCAAAAATATCAAGCTATAGAAGATGCTTTGAATGAAAAAGAAAAACGTCGAGCCATAAGGGTTGCGTTGGATGCTGAGTTTGAAATTTGGTTGAAAGATAGAGGGAAAGCGTGATGCAACTTAAATCAACAGTAGAGTTGGATTCAATAACAATTGAATGCGCAAGGGCCTTTGATTTTGAGTTTGATGGCAATAGCACGTTTGACGTGCCAGCGCTGAATGCGCCGTCTAATTTTCAGATTGGTTTGATTGTTGGCCCATCGGGTTCAGGCAAGTCCACTTTGCTTGGGCTGTTTGGGCAAGAGCGCCAAATTGAATGGGAGTCAAGCAAGTCGATATGTTCTCATTTCAGTAGCGCAGAGGTGGCTATGACGCGATTGGGCGCGGTAGGCTTGAACTCTGTGCCTGTGTGGGTCAAGCCCTACCATGTGCTGTCTACTGGTGAACGTTTTCGCGCAGACCTTTCGCGTCGATTGGTAGATGGCGCGGTGATTGACGAGTTCACCTCGGTGGTTGACCGCAACGTAGCGAAGTCGTGTTCATACGCCACAGCGCGATACATCCGTAAAGCTGGACTCAAGAACATTGTGTTTGCCACCTGTCATTACGACATCGTAGAGTGGTTGCAACCTGATTGGGTGTTTGACACAACGGTTGGCGTGCTGTCAACAAGGGGGGTGGAAAGGCGACCGACTATTAAGTTGGAACTCGTACCGTCTACCGTTGGGGCATGGGCGCTATTTAGCAAGCATCACTATCTCACAGCAAACATCAATCGTTCTGCACGATGTTGGATTGTCGAATGGGAAGGAACAGCAATTGGATTTGCCGCTGTGATACCGATGCCCAGCGGAACCCTCAAGAACGCATGGAGAGGCCATAGGACGGTCGTGTTGCCTGAGTTCCAAGGTCTTGGTCTAGGCGTGCGTATATCCGACGCTATGGGCGTTATGGTGAGGGCGGAGGGGGGTAGGTACTTCAGTAAGTCATCGTCCCCTCGCTTGGGTGAGTATCGTAACAACTCGCCACTTTGGAAGCCCACCAGTAAAAACCAAAAGGTCAGGGGTGACGCCAAAAGCCAAAAGAGTTGGACAAATCAAAACTATAGGCTCTCTCATGCCGAGCGACTTTGCTACAGCCATGAGTTCGTGGGTTAGGCAAAGCCCTTAGAGTTGCTAAGGTTTAATTTGATGTTATACTAACCTCACCAAACGCAATAACGCATTTGGATAACAGCGAAGGAAAAGCGAAATGAATAATGAAACATCATCAAAGCAAACAAAGTTTGGCAACATTGTTCGTCACCCTGTTGGCGTCTTTAGTCGCACTAAGCCTGTATGGACAGGCACTGGTAATAGTGGCAAAAAGTTTTTGATTCATTCAAATGGTACTTGGTATTACACCTACAGCGGTGGCAAAACTTCACTCGGTTGTAAGTTGGATGAAGTTTCTGAAACATTAAAGAAAATGTAAAAGCGAAAGGAAAAGCGAATATGAAACTCGGAACACAAACTGGTAGCTTGATGAATCACCTCTACAGTCGCATGACGATTGGAGAGCCAGCGGTATATGTGGGCATGGGTGTGACGTTCTTGTCGTGGACGGATAGAAGCCCGGGCACGGTTGTCGAGGTCAACACCAAGAAAAACTACATCGTTGCAACTGATGATGACTACAAGCGTACTGACAACAACGGCATGAGCGAAGAGCAAACGTATGAGTACACCAGCAATCTTGATGGTCACAAGCGCTATTTCCGCAAAGATAAAAACGGTCAATGGCGTGGTATGCGATTTAACGAAAACGGACGCCTTGTCTATTCTGGCGTTGGTGGCTTGCGTGTAGGGGAGCGTGAAAAGTATTACGACTTCTCGTTCTAAGCCCCCAGTATTAGGGTTTTCCTTAGAAATATTTTTAAAATAGTTGTTGACTCGTTTAATTTTAGATTATACTAACCAGACTGACACAGCAATACCGCATAGTCAGTTACAGCGAAAGAAAGCGAAAATGACAAAACGTCTTACTCTTAAACAACTCCGTATCGGTCAACTGATTGTCCGTGGTGAACACAAAGACGCTCAGGTGTACACGATAGCGGAAATAATGGGCTTCAACATCTACTTGATATGGTTTGAAGGTGACCGTCAGTCTGGTCAGTGGACGGACTACGGTGACTGCTACAAGCCAACACTTGAGCAGATTGAATACAGTATTGCCGCCAACGGTAGACTGGCTTCAGGTGAAGACATTAAGGAAGCAAGGTCTCAACTAGCGTAAACCAACGGGGGGTGAAAGCCCCCCCCAATAACCCAATCAAAAGCGAATCGAAATCGAAAGGAAATAATATGAGCAGACTAAGTATTTCCAAGAGTATTGTTTTGTTTCTGTAGTGTTTGACATTTCGCTTTTCCTTCGCTGTTATCCAAATGCGTTATTGCGTTTGGTGGTGTAATTCTAACATAAACAAAGTAGGGGGCGTAAACAACTTTCTTATAGGGACTTTCCCTACCCCCTGCCCGCCTTTATTTTGCCCAGTACCCGTAGACCATCTTGTGGGTGCAGTCCCAGATGTCGTGAGCCACACCGTCAATCACCGCCACAAAGTGGTGGGCCTGCTTGGCAATCACCACGCCTGCGGGCATATCGGAACAACGCGCCTTGCGACCGTCAAACTTGGGGGCTTGCCTCCATGTCCAACCGTGACGCTTTAGCACCTCGGTGTACACGTCCTTCATGATGCCGTTACGGGCAGACTTTGCGCGACCGTTGTCGGCGTTAGCTTGCGCCAGTTCCTTGTACACGGCGCTGTAGTCCAAGCCCAGCGCGATTGCCATTGCTCTGGCTCCGCAGTCGCCTGCTGTACCTTTGAAGCCTGCCTGCTTACGTCCGCCATCGTTGTATTGATATTTCATTTCGCTTCCTTTTCGCTGTTACCTGCTTATTGCAGTGAGGTTAGTATAACACCAACTTAAACGATGTCAACAACTTTATCAAATTATTTTATAGGTACTTTCCCTAACCCTCAATCACCCAGCCTGCAAACTCACCCATCCGAAAGAACTGCTTGGCATCCGCCCCCAGCATGGAGGGGTCGAAAGGTATCTGCACCCCAGCCAGACTCATTTCCTTGGTGGTGACCGCGCCCAGTTCCGCGCCCTGCTGAATCTTCCAGTGCATACCTAACCGCTTCAAAACGGTCGCAAAGTACCCTCCGTGGTCGCAAACCTTGTCCACCACTACCAACACCCCACCTTTAAGCAAATTCGCTCTAAGAGCTTTTAAAACGCGCTGACGCTCATGCACTGGGATGAACATCATTGTGAGGAACAGGACGTAGACCTGCGCAGGCTGAATGGAGTCGTGGCGGATGTCTGCCTGCGTGATGCTGACGTTGTGGTGATTCTCGAATCGACGCTTCAGCACGTCAATCATCGTCGGGCTTTTCTCAATGGCGTGTGCGTATGCCTTACGTTCCAGCAAAAGGGGCATCAGCTTGTCCACCATATTGCCTGTTGATGCGCCGATGTCCACCACGGTGTTGTCGTCGGTGAGGTAGTTGCGCACGATGTACACGACGGCGTCGGTCACCATGTCATACCACGGCAACTGCTCTCTGACGTGGTCATCAAAGCCTGCGGCAATCTCTGGTGTCTCAAATGTCCAAGAGTTCATCTTTGTCTTTCGATAGGTTCTTCACCAAATAGTTGTAGATACCAACCACCGACTTGTGGTTGCCGACGTTTAGGTCTGTGTCAAGCAATGACTCAAAGTGGTCAGAGATACCTGAGTCACCCTTCTGGAAGTTCTGGTGCTTAAATACTTTGATTCGCTTGAACTGTTCAGGGAAGGCGTCAAGTATTGGTTGCTTTTGATTTGGTCTGTTGACCTCGTCCCACGTCGAGCCTTTAAATGCATCAATCATGTCTGGTGTCATGTACGGTGCAACCCAACACTTCTTGTAGACGGTGCTGAGGTTCCTGTGAATATGCTCTTGACCGTAGGAAGGATTCGAGAACAGCGTGTCTCTAAATTCGTCAATCCTGTTTTTGTAATGCATCATTCCTTTTTTGCTGATGCAGAAGTGACCGTCCGCGCCCATGCCTGAAAAGATTTCGCGCTCCTTGATTGCTTGATATGCGTAGAGCATTGGCCAACCACACTCGAAGTCAGTCTTCTTTCTTGCACCAAACCTCACCAAGTCAATCAAGTCCTCACGCAACACGTCAATGCTTGTTGGTAGGTCGATGCGTACAAAAGGCACACCAAATTCTTTTGCAGTTATCTCTGCGTAGCGCACATCTTTAGACACGCGCCCTTCCAAGCAAAACGAATACGCTGTAACGCTCTTACCCGCCTCAAGCAAAGAGAACAACACACTGGCGGAGTCAATACCTGCACTCAACAAAACAGCGGCAGGATTCAGTGGTGTACCTGCACTCCTGAGCAAAATGTTTCTGACATCAATCATGCTGGCAACCTCTTAGCTATCTCGTGAATAACATTGACCGTAACCGCACGTCCGCAACGCTCGTACCTTTGTGAGTCTGGAACCTCTGAACCATCCGCATACCAGCGCGTCCAGTTATCAGGTAACGATTGGAGCCTCTCACATTCCAGAGGAGTGAGACGCCTTAACTCTGAACCAACCATGAGTCCATGCCTGTCTTGCGCAGTCAACGTGAATGCTGGTTCGTTGTGTTCCTTCATACGGCGACCACGCTGACGCTTCTTTTCTTTTGCTGGGGTTAATACAGCCCGAACAAATCCCTCTGGTTCGGGTTCGTCTCCTGCTCCTCTGGTTGATTCGTTTTCAGGTTGTTCAGCTTGGTCTCGTACTTCTCCTGCAAGGTAGAAATTGTTAGTGTCTCCCTTGTAAAGTCTGTGACAGAGTGTTCCGATAGTGAGACCACTTTCGCGCCGAAGCCCCTGTTCTTTATCTTGTTCACCTCGGTGTTGAACGCTATCTTCTGCATAACATCTTCCGAGAGGAAATACTTTTGGTCTGGGGTGTCCTCTAAGATTTCCGACAATAAAGACTCGCTCCCGATTCTGTGGGACTCCGAAATTCTTGCTGTTAAGACATTCCCATTGGATGTCATACCCCAGTTCATCCAGACTTGCGACGATAACTCCAAAGGTTCTTCCTCCGTCGTGATTGAGGAGTCCCTTAACATTTTCAAGGAATAGATATGGGATTCGCTTACCAGATAGGATGCGGCAGATTTCAAAAAAGAGAGTACCTCGTGTATCTTCTGTCCCGAACCCTGTTCGTCTTCCAGCAACGCTGAAAGTTGCGCATGGAAATCCTCCAACGAGTAAGTCGGCGTCGGGGATTTCATCAACGTGAATTCCTCGTACATCTCGTCCGTCTGGTTTGTGTTTGAAGTTGTATTCATAAATGCTTGCCGCCTTTGGCGTAAATTCGTTAGCCCACACGCATTGATGCCCAGCGCGTTCCAAACCTAATCGGAACCCACCAATGCCTGCAAACAACTCAATGAATCTCATTGAGGCTTACCTTCCATCTTGAGATGCGCCAGCAACTCGGTCAATGCAAACTTGTTGTCTGGGTACTGCTTGATGTAGTTCTCAATCTCATGGAGAACGTACTCATATCCGCTGTTAAATCCCTTGATGTAGTCTGACATAACAGTCTCCGCTTGTGGTTGTTTAATATGTTGGGTGTTCATGCCTGTCTCGCTTCCTGACGCCCACGCTCAACAAAGTAACGTGCGTCTGCTTGCTCATTGATGTGTTCGTCGTTAAGCATCTTGCGTATGCTCTCAGCTACAGCACGAGCCTTGTCAGCGTTAG